CTCAAGCACAACTTGGTATCTATGCCGTGCTCGTGGAGAAAACCTTTGGTGTTCGCCCCGAACTTGGCAGTTACTTCATGGCACGCACAGGGGAACTAACAACACCTGTCAGCCTTGACCGATACACTGAGTCACGACTTGGTAATCAGGTTAAGGGCTTTGAACTAGCAGTTATTAACAATATCTTTATACCAGCACCTGGGTTTATGTGTGGCACTTGCTCAGTAAACTCATCATGTTATGCAGTGGGTGGCAAAGACTCACACCTCTATCCCGAAGTAAACATAGGAGAATAAAATGGCTAACGAATCAGCAGCAATTCAGATTAACTTCAAGACAAAGCGTGACGGCATGTTGATTAACCTTCGTGCTAACGATGCTATTGAACTTGACTCACTCATTGATGGATTAACACAGCGCCTTGCTGCGTTGATTGACCTTGAGCAGACAGTAGAAAACATGGCTACACCACAAGCACCAGCACAGGTTATCGCTGCTGCTTTCCCTAACGCACAGGTTGTAGAAGCACCTAGTTGGGCTGCACCACAACCAGCACCAGCAGTATCAGGTTATGCACCATCACGACCAGTACCTGAGTGCACATGTGGTGGCGGAGCAATGCGCCATGTACCAGCAGGTATCGCTAAGTCAACAGGTCGCCCATACAAAGCGTTCTATGCATGTCCTAAGCCACAAGGTGCAGCATGCCAGAACAAGGTACCTGCATAACTCATGCGCCTACTCAGCCGTGCTATTAAGACAGAATCACGAGGGGGTGCAACACTTCCAACAGTGTGGCAATCCTTCGCTGCCAATCAAATAGCAGTCCGTTACGGCGAGGTAAGTATGATTGCTGGACCGCCAGGGGCAGGCAAGTCAACGCTTGCTCTGTCCTTGGCAGTCCGTGCAAAGGTACCTACTCTTTATATTTCTGCGGATACACACTCACACACGATGAGCCTACGCTTGCTTGCTTTACTAACTGGTAAGGCACAGCAAGAAGTTGAACCAATGATGGAGATTGACAGAGACTGGGCAGCACAAATGCTCAAGCCTGCTGACCATATCTACTGGGAGTTTGATTCCTCACCAACGCTTAAGGATATTGAGGATGCAGTTCTTGCTACTCGTGAACGCTTAGGTGCTGATGTGCAGTTGATTGTGTTAGACAACGCAGTAGATGTAAGCATGGATTCCCAAGATGAGTGGGGTGGTTTGCGTACCCTGATGAAGGAACTTAAATGGTGGGCTAGAGAAACTGGAGCAGCCGTTGTTGTGTGTCACCACACCAGCGAAGGCGTACCTGGTAACCCATGCCCACCACAGAAAGCCCTTCACGGTAAGGTTGCACAAACCCCATCACTAATCCTTACAGTACATAACCAGCAGTCAACAATGGGTGTGTGTGCAGTAAAGAATCGTTACGGACCCGCCGATGCAACTGGTGGCACGCCAGTCTGGTTATCGTATGAGCCAGCAAGTATGCAGATATTAGATGTTGTGTCTTACGAAGCAACAAAATTATTTTAAGGAGATAAAATGGGTGAGTTAATTATGGAGAAGTTAGACAGTCCTTGGACTCTAACGGTAGTAGAAAACGCAGGCGAGATACCTGCAAATAAAGTTGAAGATGAAATTGCTGTGCCAACTAAGACATTACTTGTAGATATTAAGGCACAACTTATGGTCGTACCCCGTACCCTTTCATATACAATAGGTTGGAGAGCACTTGTTTGGCAGAATAAAGAAAGCGGTGCGTTCCTGGACCTCACCGAAGAAGAACTCAATGCGTATAACGATGGGGGCATCGTCACTTTCACAAGAGGAAGTGGAAAAGATGCTAAAAAAGATGAAGGTACCAACGGAGATTCAGGAAGTAATACTCTCTGAGTTACCTAATGTTATTGAGCAAATAGATGAAGCATCTAAACAGATATACGACCCCAATACTATTTGGCTAGAGGCTATTCAGTTTGCAGATTACATTGAACAACTTGGTCGGCATCTTCGTGAACCTCATGGCGATGACTGCGTTGCAGATATTGCGGAGCAGATAATCAACATGGCTAATTCATTTAAAGATATGGGCGAGAGCGCCCTCAAAGTTCTTGACGAGACAGAGGATATACATGGCTAATAGTAATCAGGAAACATTATCTCTTGGTTGGTGCGATAACGGTATGGTAGATGGCAAGTTTGCCGAAGGTATCATGTACACCACGGTGACTGCACCATCACACAAGATGGCAATTAACAATGCTATCCGAGTACAAGGTAATCAGATTGGCAGACAGCGCCAAGCCTTGATGGACATGTGGTATGACAAAGTAAAGACAGACTGGTTGTTATGGGTTGACTCTGACATCGTACTTACGACAGAAGTTCTTGGCATGCTATGGAAGATAGCCGACAAGAACACCAAGCCAGTTGTATGTGGTACTTACTTTATCTCTAAGCAGATGGAGTCATCACTCATGCAACCTATGCCTGCTTTATTCCATGAGATAAGCGAGTATGAGATTAGATACCTACACCCACTGCCTAAGGATGAAGTAGTAAAGGTTGACTGTGCTGGCTTGGGTCTTACCTTGATGCATCGCAGTGTTGTTCCTAAGTTGCGTGCCGTATCACCTGACTACTCAGTGTTTGCTGAGAAGGAAGGGCTGGGAGATAAGTATGTTGGTGAGGACATTGTGTTCTTCCGCAACTTAAAGAAGGCAGGCGTTGATGTGTATGCACATACTGGTGCAGTTGTTAAGCACATGAAGCGGTTTGCTTATGATGAGAATTACTATGCCCTGTACTGGCAAGCAGCAGCAGCAGCAGAAAGGCAGACAAATGGCGACACAACAGCAGAGTAATAAACGCAGAGGCGCAGCCTTTGAGATTGACCTTGCCGATTGGTTCATTGACGAGGAGTACGAAGCGCAACGCTTGCCTCGTGCTGGTCGCAATGACATAGGCGATGTCTTTCTTAAGACAGTAAATGATTCTTATATCATCGAAGCCAAGGCACCACGGCGTGATGGCAAGGTGGATTTATCTGGTTGGATTCGTGAGGCACAGGTAGAGGCAGAGAACTATCGCATTGCTAAGAAGTTAAAGGTAGCACCAACGCCATTGGTTATCATCAAGGCTTCTAACAAAGGCATTGAGGAGTCCTATGTAGTGCAAAGACTCAGTGATGCTATTGCAAAACTCTAAGCATGACCTTGCCAAGGTACTAGAACATTACGGATTTGATATACCCCAAGGTAGGCGTGGCTGGATAACAGTTCGTTGTGCCTTTCACGGAGACAGAGTAAAGTCTGCCCGTCTTAATACAGAAAACGGTGGGTTCAGATGTTTCGGCTGCGACATGGCTGGCGATGTGTACTCAATCATTATGAAGAAAGAAGGAGTTACTTTCAATGAGGCTAAGCAAATCGCAGAGAGAATTACTGGAGAGAGCAACGGAGAACTACGGTCAAAACCTCGTGGAGATTCTTCCGTATCTGGAGAGTCGCGGTATAACAGAAGCAACGGCTCGTATGTTTCGCCTCGGCTTCGTAAAGAATCCTGAGATTGGACACGAGCCATACGCTGGTAAGTTATCTATCCCATACATGACACCATCGGGTTGCATTGACATACGCTTTCGTGCCTTAAGTCAGGATGCTAACGGACCGAAGTACATGTCACGCCCAGGGGCAACGACTCACATCTATAATATCAACGCACTTAATGACGACACAACATCGTTAGTTGTATGTGAAGGTGAATTGGATACAGTCATAGCAACACAGGCTGGGTTCACTGCCATCGGGTTACCTGGTGCCAACAACTGGAAATCTTTTTATGCTCGCGTGTTGGCTGACTGGGATAAAGTAATCCTACTATGTGATGGTGACAACGCTGGTCGTGAGATGGCTAAGAACCTTAGTCGTGAACTAGACAATGTGTTCCCTGTCTTTATGCCCGAAGGTCAAGATGTTAATGATGTCTACCTTGCCGAAGGTGCAGAAGGATTGCATCGGCGAGCAGGCATAGGTGGCTAACCTATCCTCGTTTGATTTAGATTTTGGTTATGGTAAGTATGGTGAGGACTTAGTAAAAGAGTTACTCACTAAGGGCAAGACAGTAGAAGTAAAGCGTGACCGCAAGTGGCACATGACTGACAACTTATATGTTGAAGTTGAGTGTTGGTATCAGAGGTCGCAATCATGGGAGCCATCAGGTTTAATGGCAAGTGAGGCTGACTACTGGGCATTTGTATTAGAGCAAGGTGTCATCATGGTTCCGCGTTCTCATGTACACTATGCATTAAGACAGAATGGTAGAGAGATTACTTGTGAGATTCCCCCGAACAGAAGCAAGGGTTATCTCATTACAGTTAATGATTTACTAGAGGCGATGAGGGCACTAAAGGATGACTGAGAAGGATGCACTATGGGAAGTTGTCTATCGGTGTGCTCGTGCCTCGGCTACTAGATGTACTCGTATCCATCGCAACCTAGTCACTGCTGATGATGTGTTCCAACACCTTAACCTATGGGCACTAGAACACTGGCATAAGATTGAGGAGTGGGAAGGGCAAGACTCTCTCACCTTTAAACTAAAGCGCACCTTTAACAATGAGTCACAGAAGTTTGCTGCTAAAGAGAGAGCGCATCGTGCTAAGTCTATGCCAAGTGATGCGTTCTATTACACACATGAGGTACTGCAAGAGTTACTCAAGGATGTGTGGGCGTATGAGTCATGGACTGCATCATCATCACCGCGAGATGAGTTCATCTCTACATCAAGCAAACCTAGTGAGGGTATGAATCGTGAGGCTATGCTATCTGATGTGGCGTTCGGTCTTAAGAAACTAAATGAACAAGATAACCTGCTGTTAAATCGTAGGTTCGCAGATGGTGGCACAGATATAGATGCATTAGCCATTGAGTATTCAGTAAGTGACGAGGCTATCCGTAAGCGTGTGTCTCGTGCACTTACTAAGTTGCAAGATAGACTCGGTGGTGAGCAACCACAATGGAACAATCGTAGGTATCGCAAAGCAGACAAGGAGCAAGAGCAATGATAATTGGATTGAGTGGGTACGCACAGTCAGGTAAAGATGCAACGGCTAACTTGTTGTGTCTTAATTACGATTACCAACGCCGCGCTTTTGCTGACCCAATGCGCCATGCGTTGCAGATTATTAACCCTAAGTTAGATAGCATCACTCGTGTCTCTGATTATGTAGATGATTACGGATGGGATGTGGCTAAAAAGAATCCCGAAGTTCGCCGTCTATTACAAGTGTTGGGCACTGACTTTGGGCGCAAGATGATTGGCAATGATGTGTGGATTAAGATGTCACTGTCTGACTTAAGACAGGGTGACCGTGTTGTTATCAGTGATGTGCGCTTTCCTAATGAAGCAGAAGCAATCAAGAAGTTAGGCGGTACTGTGTTGCGTATCAACCGCAAGAATCACAGCGCTGTTAATGGACATCCATCTGAACATGCAATGGATAACTATATGTTTAATCATGTTATCTATAACGATGGAACACTTGATGACTTAAGCGATGAAGTATTTATGTTGGCTAAGGAGTTGGGTCTTAATACATAAAGAAACCCACCAGAGACAGGAGAGAATCTGATGGGCTTTTTTATGTACACCAACCACTACGCTTCCCCTTCATAGGGGCTGGTGTACCTCGGAACTATATCACGCGCTGTGCTGTGGGTCGGACACTACGATGCCATGCTGCTTGCGAATAGCAAACCTTTCCACAGGCGTAGTCGCACCCCATACTCCGTATCTTTCCATGGCTATGCCCCATTCAAGGCAGGCTTCCATGACTGGGCACTCAACACAGATACGCTTGAGTAACTGTGCCTCACCTGGTTCAAACTTATCCTGCGCTGGGTAAAAGAACTCTGTGTCTATACCCGCACATGATGCATCCTTCCACTGTTTTGGGTCGTACTTAAGTTCATAAGATGCATAGCCTGCGCCTCGTGAACGGACTGTGTTCTGTCTTAATACACGAAAGAACTTGAACTTCATTAGTACCAACCTTTTGCTAGATGATGAGCGTATGCTCGGCATACACCCTTGCTTCCATATCTGTGCTTGATATAGCGCAAGCCCGCATCAACCTGCTTGTATCCGTCACGCGTGGGATACACCTTGATATTCTTCCATGTACTGCTGAGTAACTGAGGTATCCCCATCGCACTAGACTCTTTGTTCTTTGCTTCGGGTCGCCAGTTGGACTCGCGCATCCACAATTCATAAAGACATGGGTACTGCTCAAGCATATCCAATGCAACCAATCTGTCAATGGCATAGCGTTGGTAATCATTCTGATAGTACGCAATCACCTTGCCATGAGGTGGCTTGATTACAAGGTTGGCTGGTTCTCTCAATACAAAAAGCAAACCAAGTACGATGGCTGTGACAATCCACAGTCGGGCATGAGGATGTATATGTCTTAAGTCATTAAGCATTACTGTCCAATTTTTTCTCTGCTTCGCTGTGCAAGAAAGTATCTATTGCTTTCTCCTCTTGTTCCTTCTGCTTTAATGCACAAGGACTGCACTTCTCATACATATAATTGAATACGCGTGGGTTAATTACCACTGTGCCACACCCTAAACACTGCATAATAATCACACCTCCTTCCTTGTGTGTGGCTCAAGGCAATCAAGCATGTAGCCAAGCCCGCTTGGATATGAGGTGGCTTCATCATCTATCTTCTGTGCCCATGCTGGCGCTGATATAAACCTACCCTCTAGGTCAAGCCATGTCACCGAGTATCCATCATGCACATCCCAATGCAGGATAACCCGCACCTCTACCCCATCTACGGTGATGTTCATGTCCTTATCAAAGGCTGTTTCTGTCTTAAGTAATGCTCCGACTTCTAACTGTGTGCTCACTTGCTATCTCCTGTCTTTAGTTGGTTGAGTAAGGATTCCATAACGCCTTGCCAATAGTCAAACGATTCATCGTCTGTCGTGGCGTTGCGTTGGTCACGCGCTCGCTTTGCAAGGCGCTGTATCTTTTTGCGTTCGGTACTATTCACGATGCATCTTCTGTCTTAAGTAACAAGAGTAAAGATTCAAGATGGTCAAGCGCCTGTTGCTTGCGCTTGTAGTTAGTACCCAGCATTTCATTTGCTTTCTTAAGGGTGCTACCTTTGGCGGTCATCTTCATACCTGTCTTAAGTTCTAACTTAATCCATGATACGAGAGACACGAGTACATATAAGTCAACGCCTGACCCGCTTGCGCTAGTCATGTCGCCGTTCTCGTTGAACTCCATGTGCTGGTGTCCGTTGGTTAGTGCTTCGATTGTGTGTTCGGGTAGTGCCATGATGTTTCTCCTGTCTAGTTGGTAGTGATTACTCTGCCACCTGTTGGCATAGTAGGTCAAGCATTTGTGGTGTGGTGTTGGTCACACTATGGAGCAGGGTATCCCGCAGGACATCCGACTCCATCAACCAGGCATGATTCGGGTATCTCCCACACGCCCATCGCCACTGATACTGAATAGATTGCGATAAGTATTAAGACATAAATAACTACGGCTCGCACCCGCTTGCCTCGTTTGTTGAGTTTCATTTGCGATACTCCTTTGCATGTGAGCATCTTGATAGGGGGATGAGACAATCACCGCAGTATGGCTCGCATGTGCATAGCCACATGACCTGACCGCATGGTGCGCAGTAGTCGCTCACGATGCGACTCGAATCTCTACCGCCATGCCTGCCTTGATTGCCTTGGTGATTGCCTGCATCTCTTCGATTGAGAAAGTACCAAGGGTGGTGCTTGTTGAAATCCATCTTTGGTTGGCAATCTGTTTTAAGACAGAATAGAACTCATCCTTGATTGGCATCTCGTATGCCTGCTTGTTGCGCTTTGCGATACGGGCAAGGCGCTCTGCACGAATATCCTTTGGCTTTTTCTCCTCTTGACGGCGCTTGTGTAGTTGCTTGATTACTGACCAGTATTCGTCACGAATATCCATGAGGCGAAAGTCATTGCGTGGGCAGGCTATGCTTGCGCCACCCTCTTTTGGTCGGTGGGTTGGGCAGTCCGCCCCGTAGGTCTTGCATCGTGTCATATAGATTTGGCTTGGGTTACGCCATGCAGTCATCGGCTCATCGCCCTGCATTAAGACATAATAACGGCTTGCCTTGTTCTGATTGTGGATTTCATAAACTGAATCACGATATGACCAGCCGTAGCGCTTGCTTGTTGATACGAAATAAGCAACGCCTGCTTTTAGTTCTGCTTTTTTCATCTGCTTTTTCTCCTGTGCTTGTTAGATAGCGGGGTGCTATCTAGTGCCTCAATGGTGGCATGACCACCGCGTGCTCGTCAAGCATTTGAGGCTGTGATTTGCATCACATTTTTTCTTCTGTATTAAGACACACTCACAATCCTTACCGATTGTTTGAGAGTCTCGGCTAGTTTGCGAAACTCTGCAAAATCCTCGGCGCTTAGTGTGTTCTTAGATTCAAAACCGCTTCCGCTGTAAAGGTTAAAGGTAATCTTCATGCTGTCACCTCCTCTGTCTTAAGTAATGATTGTTTGATTGCTTCAATGTCTGCATCGTCTAGGTTTGTGTCATAAGACACACCGCACTTAGGGCATGCAATCTCTGCCATGAATCGCATCCCATAAGGGGCTAGTGTGATGCGTGTCACACTGTGACAATCATCACATGTGCCTGGCATTACGCCACCTCGCTTTCTGTCTTAATACCGAGGAACATGCTTTCGCCGTTGCTGTAAGTCCATGCACCGAGGTCAGGATTCCAAAGGTAGAAATACTCCTCGCCTGCGTTGAAGTTCTGCACCCAATCAGTCACATTTTCAAAGGTGCGGGCGCGGTCTGATTCGTTGCCATAGGCTCCCGCCTTGGTTTCTTCTAGTGTCTCCATGAGTGATGAGAATCCACCAAGTGAGATAAGGGCTTCCGCCTGTCTCTCGCTGTTGTAGTTCTGTCTTAAGCCAGCACCTACACCCGCAGGGTATCCATCCCAATGGCAATAAATTGCCTTGATTGTGCCATCCGCTTGGCGGATTCCGATTGTGCTTCGTGTTGCCATTTGTTTTATCTCCTGTCTTAAGTCACAAGGGGCGCTTTACCTCTTGCGGTCTTGCTTGGTGTAACCATCTCACCGATTGCTTGAGCGTGTCAAGCATTTCGGATGTGATGTCTGTCACACCTAACCCTCTACCTTAGGTTGAGAGTTCGTGCCCCCGTTGGATTGTGAATCCGTACCCTATCGGCGGGGGCTTTTCTGTCTTAAGCCTCGATGAAGATTCCCTCGCATCCGTTGCATGTGACACCGATTTCTAGCACCCCGCGAGATAGGCGGATGGTGTTCCCGCACTCGCAGGTTGCCTTGATGAGGTTGGTGTTTCTGCCTTTTGGCTTGGCAGATTCTCCGCCAAGGGCTGTGAGGTCATAGGCGGTTGCAACAATCTTGAGGGCTTTTGCCCATCGCTTGGCGCCAAATTCTGTGAGGCTTGTTGATGAATAGCCCTTTTTGGTTTTTTCTGTCTTAAGACCTAACGCCTCCGCTTGTGTCTTAAATTTGGCGTTGTGATACTGATTCGAGGAACAATCCTCAATCCCATTTGCATGGTTGAGAGAGTGAGCCACCTCGTGCAACAAGGTTGAGAATAAATCCTCCGCGCTTGAGAAAGTCTCAAGGTTGAAAGCAATCTCGTTGAAAGATTCCCCGCCATTTTGCCAAGGGGTGAAAGGTGTGAAATGTCCACGGCGCCCTTTGAGGTCACGGGTTACGAGGAGGGTTGCACGGGGTGCGCCTGTCTCGTTTTTGATAATCTCGTGAGCCTGTTCTAGTGCGCGGGTCAATGTTGAGAGTGCCTCCGCCTTTGATGCCTTTGCCTTTGTTGATGTTGCTGTTGTCATTTGCTGTTCTCCTGTTCTCGTTAAGCCCTTGTGACTTAAGCGATGAGAGAATGAAATCATGCCTCATTCATGCGGTGTCAAGGGTGCAAATCGGACATGTTGGACAATGTGAGGAACATCACATCTACACGCTCAAGCCCTCATCCGTCTCACATATTGAGACACGCAAGCAAGCACAAGCAAGGCAAGCGATGCGCCCCCCGCGATTGTTACAAGGGGCAGAGAGTCGTCGCCCTTGCAAGGTCTAGCCCTGTCCTTTGCTAAGTCTTAAGACACAAAGCGGGGCAAGGCTTGGCATGCTTGCATCTTGAGGAGACTTTGCAGGGTCAGCGACCCCAGGGTTTTAAATCCGTGCGCGTGTATGTGTATGTGTATCTACCTCCATAAGTTTGATAGTCCTCGGGGAAGTGGGTGCTGACCAGCACTTTTAGTACAGTGGCATAGGTAACAAAAAATAATTACAAAAAAGATGTCCAATAAGTGTCCTTCGGACACCTAATAGTATAGTGAGGGGCAACGCTATATTCGCCCCTCTGTAATGCTAAGGCAACCGCCAAGGTTGCCCCCTATAGTATGCCCTAACCTTCGCCTTCGCCTTGGGGCTACGGCTTCGGTTAGAAAGGATACTGCAGCGCTCTACCTAGTGTCGCGCTGCTTACTACGCCTATGGAAAGAAAAAGAGTTACTGCTGCATCCCATAAGTCGGATGCCATCAAAAAGCAGATTATTGAATTTTTAATGGAAGGCATGTCAGTCCAGAAAGCAATGGACTCGGTAGGTCGGTCGGTCAAGAGTTACGAATACTACCGTAAGACAGACCCCGACTTTGCCACCCAGATAGACAAAGTACGGTCTATGACCCAACGGGGGGAACTCCAAACAGGTACCGTACCTCTGCCTCCGTTCCCAGAGTTTTCATCCAAGTATCTGGGGGTAGATGTATTTACCCACCAGAAGCACTGGATTGATTTATTGGAGGGTACACCCCCCTCCGAGGTTCACCCTAGTATTACCTATGAGCCTGGCGACCCTGACCTACTGATTGTCAATACGCCACCAGAACACGCCAAGTCAACGACTATCACAGTCAACTATGCCGTGTACCAGATTTGCCAGAACCCTAATATCAGAATCCTGATTGTGTCTAAGACACAGGCTATGGCGCAAAAGTTCCTGCTCTCCATTAAGAACAGACTCACCCATCCTCGTTATCAGGATTTACACCTCGCCTTTGGACCTCCAGGCGGATTTGAAAAGAATTCTGATTCATGGAAGCAGGACCTAATTTACCTATCGTCAGAGGCTCGTAACTCTGGTGAAAAGGACCCGACAGTTCAGGCTATCGGTATTCGTGGACATATCTACGGTGCCCGTGCCGACCTGATTATCATGGATGACTGTGTTGACCATACCAACGCCCATGAATACGAAAAGCAGATTGACTGGATTCAATCAGAAGTTATGTCTCGTATTGACTACGATGGCGGAAAACTTCTTGTAGTTGGAACCCGTTTGCGCCCTAAGGACCTGTACTCTGAATTACGCGACCCTATGCGCTATCCAGACGAGACATCCCCATGGACCTACTTTGCCCAGCCCGCCGTCTTGGAATTTAATGACGACCCCGCTGACTGGAAAACGCTTTGGGCTAAAACCAACATGCCTCCAGTTTCAGGCAGAGGTACCCCCGATGCTGATGGACTATTTACCAAATGGGATGGACACGCCCTCAATAAAAAAAGAAGCCGTATGTCTCCCAATCTTTGGGCAATGGTTTACCAACAGCAACAGGTGCATGAAGATAGCGCCTTCCCGCAAGATGCGGTCAAGGGTGTTATCAATGGCGCTCGCAACATTGGCATTATCCCGAAGAACAAGGCTGGCAACAGACCTGCTGGTATGGATGGTCTTATTGTGGTCGCTGGACTGGACCCTGCTATGGCTGGACATACTGCTGCCGTTTGTATCGGCGTAGATGTTGCTACTCAAAAGCGGTATGTGCTGGATGTGTCTAACAAACAGGGCATGAAGCCTGATGAGATTAGAGAATTGATTAAAGACTGGACAGACAAGTATTCAGTTTCTGAGTGGCGTGTAGAAAAAAATGCATTTCAGGCAATGCTCACCCAGGACCGCGAGGTACGAGAATACCTA